TCCGGCGGCGGGGGCGGGGGCGGCGCCGGCGGCATGGTTGGCGGGACCGTCTCAGACCATTTCATCGCGACGGCATCGACCTACACCATAACGGTCGGCCCCGGCGGCGCGGGCGCCAGCGGGACCGTAGCTGAACCCGGTGCACCGGGTAGCGGCACGTTCATCGTGGGCGCGAATGCACCCACGACCGTCGCCGAGATAGAGATAGTATACCCTACCCCCGACCGAGAATGCGGCGGTACCGCCAAGGGCTCCCCACTCGTAGACAGTGCCCGTGACACCGTCATACGTGACCCCCGCGGTAACTGTCGGGGATCCTGTGGTCGAGGATATGGTCGGCATAGGCTGAGCCCGCCTTTCTGGGCGTTACGCCGTCGGGTCGCGCAGGATCAGATCGAATGCGGACAGCGTCCAGGGGTTCCCGAGGGTCACGGCCTGCGATGCGGACAGCGCCCCGGATGCGACCACGGTGTCCGTGCCGTTCGTGATCGCCCAATGCGTAGCGGTGTCAGTTGCTGTAACAGTGCCTGCGGTGACGGCCGGGACAGTCGTCCGGCGCCCGGTTCCGGTCGCCGCGTCGGCGGTTGCGCTGAGGGTCACGGTTTCGTTCCCGACGCTGTTCGCCGTCACCGTGGCGAAGGTGCCGCCCGGATCGGTGGTCACAATGTCCAGGCGGGTGCCATTTGCGATGGCCCAATCGAGCCCCTGGTCGAATACTTCGTCGTTCATAAAGGCCATGGCTTTCTCTCCTTTTGCCTCTGTTCTCTTACTAGTTGTTGCCGTACAGCCGCCACCTGCCGCTGAGCAGGTTGCCGCTTTCGCCCAAAATGCGCACGCCGCGAACCGCGGCGGCTTCCAGTCGCGCGCAGGCGCGGAACATTGTCACGTCGAGGCTGTTGCCGTTGACGTTTAATCTCGCCGTCCTCCCGTCCTTAAACGCACTGTTAAGGCCCTGGTACTCAGCCCCTCTCACTCTCAGATCCTCGCTTCCCATGGGATGATGACGGCAGTGGAGGTCACGTCGGCGCCCGTCGCGTCCGTGACCTGCACCGTGATATTGGTGGCATCGACGCTGGCCACACGGGCGGTCAGGCTGTTGTCGCCCTCGGGATTGCCGACGGCCCGCCAGCTCGGCACCGATCCCAGGCCATGCGCAATGGTGATCTCAGGTCTGCATCGAACAGGATCCAGCCAGGACCGGCCATCGCGGCACCGTCCCTGAGCACGATCCGGGAGCTGTTGGTCAGGGTGATCTGATCGTCATCGAGGCGGACCCATATCTTCAGATCCGCCCTGCGGCTGCCCGAGAACGCGATGTGGTTGATCGAGCCGGGCGCGGCGTCCGACGCCAGCGTCAGGCGGTTGCAGAGCGGAATGTCGATCCGGTTGGACGATATGGCGGTCTCGTCACGGGCGATCTCGTGGTCCAGGACGGCCCCGCGTGTCACCGGATAGACCGAGCCCACCTCGTCCGATGCGGGCCATGTCCCGGTCAGGCCAAACCCCGTCTCGTCAGACACCCGGACGCAGCCGTTGACGTCCCAGGCGGAGACCGGCTTGAAGTTGTTGCAGGCCCCGATCGTCGCGGCGATCCGCTGGCCGCCAGAGGCCTGGAAACTCGCCCTGATTTGGATACCGATCGCGTTGAGCTGGCCGACTTGCGCCTCGATGCTGTTTCCCGTCACGGTGCAGGGGGCGCTGTTGCCGAGGTCGAGCTCGATCCCGATACCTTCCCCGTCAGCTGCGAAGGCGATAATGATCTCGTTGCCGATGTAGCTCGGGTTTTTCGCCGCTGCCGTCTTCCGGATCCCCACGGCCCAGCCGCGCGAGCAATGCGCGCCGATGACCTTGGTCATGAAGCCCTCGTCTTCCACGAAGACGCCCGAGGCGGGGGTCGTCCCCTTCTCGCCGTAGAGGTTGGAAATCATCGTGTTCTCGGCGTAGGTGCCCACCTTGACCGCCGCTTCGCAGACCGACACCTGGCAGCTGTCGAGCTCGGTCGCCTTGCCGTAACCGCCGGACGTGGCCGGGCAGATGTCGAAGCCGGTCGCAAAGCCCCGCGCGGAACAGAGGCGATAGATCACGAGGCCTTGGTCCTTGACCGGCTCGTAGATGAAGCCGGTCCCGGCATCCGTCACTTCGGAGCCAGGGGTGCCGCGAAAGAAAAAGCAGTCATCCATCGTGGTCAGAAAGGCGAACTCGACCTTCTGCCCATCGCCATCCCCGGTCTGGTGGCCGGTGATGCGGAAATACTTGCTGTTGCTGCCCCCGCTCTGGACCAGGTGCAGGGGCACGCCCGCATTGGTCGCGCCGGCCAGCCGCAGGTTGCCGATGACATGGCCACCGTTCGATGTCTCGGCCCCGCCGAGCCTGTCCGCGAGCACGGGCACGGCCGGGTTGCTCGCCCGGATGACGGTCCTGTCGTTGCCAGGCCATAGTGTGGTCGCCTCCCCAGGGCCGTAGCCGAACATCGACCAGGACTGGCCGCGATCCGCGTCCACCCCGGGCTCATAGATCGTGTCGTCGGTCAGGTGCTCCTCGGGCGGCAGGATAATACCACGAGCGCCCTGCGCATGGCTCCAGTCGATTGCCTGCTGAAGCGTGGCGGTGATGACCTGCGTGTGATCAACGCCCCAAGCGCCGAAGTGCATGAACCCGTCAGGCCCCGCACGCACCTGCATCAGGACGCCGCCCGCGGTCTGGACATGCACCTCAGCCGTGCCTGCGGCCACCACCTCGGAAAAGTAGAGACCCGCCACGGCGATGCGCTGGCCGGGAATGACCTGAGTCAGCTCGTCCCCGGCCGCGTAGGACAGCCTGGTGTCCGCCAGCAGATCCGCCACCGTGTCGAAGTTGACCCCGGCCAGCGCGGACAGTCTGCCGATAGGCAGTCTGGCGACGTTTCCACTGCTCAAAACGATGACGTCATCGGCGATGCTGACGGTGTCCTTGTCGGAAATACGGATGCCGGGCATGAAGGTCTCCTAAACGATGGTGACGGCCAGCGGGCCGGTCGGAGCGTTGGCAATGCCGTCGGCGTTCACCGGCGCCACGTAATAGTCCCATGCGCCCTGTGGTGCCGACGAGGACGACTGCGCGTAGAGGACCACCTCCTCGATGTCTCCGTCGAAATCCGTCGACGGCACGATCTCGACCGCCGTGACGGCACTCGCCGCGGTCAGCTCTACCAGCTGGCCGCCGTTGTCCGTCAGACTGACACCCGTGGCTGGCGTGTCTCCGGCCAGGCGCAGGGCGACGCTGCCCGCGGTGCGGTTGGCAATCACGACGCGCGCCCGGACCACCGTCGCGTCGGCAAGGGACAGTGACTGCGTGAGCGCGTCCGTGTCTCCGGCGGTGTGCGATGCGACCCCGGCGGCAACCGACCATCCTGTGCCCGCCGCCCAGCCCGTCATATTGTCAGCGGTCAGCAGGTTGCTGCGCGTCTGGTCGCCGTCCACGATCTGGACGGTACTGGATGGTACAACCGATATGGGAGCGCCCGCGGCATCAGTATCGACGTCCAGCGTGCCGCCGCTTGGCGCCCTGAACAGCTGCACTTGAGCAGTGTCAGATTGCGTCGCTATCGTCAGCTGGGCATGGGCGAGCCCGCCGGTGACAGACAGGCCGGCAAGGGGCAGCGACGTGGCCAGGGTCACGGTGATGCCAGAGGTGTCGAAGGTGGCGACTGCCGTCGGGTCGCTGGGGTCGCCGTAGCCCGAGACGGCGGTCTGATCGCGGGTGCAGGCGTGCCGCTGTAATCGTAGGGCGCCGGCGCGCCGGTTATGGTCCCCATGTTCGGCGTCTCCGGCGCTCCGGCGGTACCGGCATCGGCACCCTGTTCGCGGACCCATTCCGGCGGCACCTCCGCATCCGTCACCGTGTCGATCTCGGCCGCGTCGTTCGTCAGGGTCAGGCGATAGCCGTCTCCCTGCGCCGGCTCCAGCCGTGTCACTCGGCACAGGAGGTCGAGTGAACTGGTCAGGCCGAACTGCACCATGCGCCCAACCGGCGGCAGCTCGGCTCCTATCGCCAGGAGCAGCTTCGCGGACCGCCCGGGTTGCGTGGTAACAGCAGCCTCCGTCATGTCGCCCACCGGGTCCGCGTCGTCATAAACCTGCCAGCGCAGGCCGTAGCTTTGCCCCTCCTGCATCTCGATGGCCGTGTCGAGCGTCACCAGGCGTCCCTGGACCGCGCGCACGCGCGCGCTGGCCTGGACCGCGTCCAGCAGATCGCAGCTCAGCCGCACCGTGTCACCCCGGGTGGCGACGCGGACGTCACCGGACTGCAGGCAGGTGAAGGTGTCGGGCCGCAGGTCGATCTCGTACTGGCGGCGGCGCAGCTCGATCCACACCTCGTCCGGGTCGGTCTTGCCTGGCAGGCGCACATCCTCCAGCACCGCCGGAGCGCCCACGAAGCCCGGCCAGGGCACGATGCGCTCCGCCTCTTCCCAGCCGGTCGTCTCGTCGCGGAAGGTGGCGCGAAAGGCGTCGGGCCGCTCGACATAGCTGCGCGACCAGCGGATCTGCGATGCGTTGCGCGGGCTGATTTCGTCCACGACCAGAGCCTGCGGCCTGTCGATGACCACCCCCCAGCCATCTCCGTCTCGCAACCATGTGGCGCGGCCCGCGCCGCAGATCGCGGCGAGTGCCTCGCCGAGGCTTTCGTCGCCCGCCAGAACCCGGTCGAACTTCAGACCCTTCTGATCGCAGAAGTCGTGAAACTCTGCCCATTCATCGAGGTGTAAAAGGGCCTGTTCAACAGGGTAGGCCCCGGCCTGTGACTGCAGCACGGCCAGCGCGGTCGCGGCGGGGTTGCGGCTGAGCGCACTTTCCCAGGTGCTGCCGTTCCACGTCGGCGCGTAGCGCTGCACGATGCCATTGAGCGCATCGAGCGTGCCGTTTGCAACTTCCGAAGCACGCACGCGGACGGCGGTCAGGGCCAGCGGGCCTTCGTAGGTGATCGGCGCCTGCCGGCGTATACCGGCCGCGGTGATCCAGGTGAGCCGCTGCGAGATGCGGGCGTTCGGCACGTTGTTGGCATAATACACCCGGACCTCGTACTGGCCGCGCGCGGGCAGATCCCATTCAAGCTGCCGGAAGAAGGCGCTGGTCTCGCGCGACGAGAACCAGCTGGGGCTGGCTGGCAGGATGTCGGTCCATGTCTGCGTGCCCACGGGCCGTGCCTGCACTCCCACCGACACCTGGATGTTGACCCGATCCCCATCCTTGGTGAAACCGTAAGCGCCACCCGGCCAGTGAAACACCAGTCGGACCCGATCCGCCTGTCGGCAGGTGGTCCAGGTCTGCCAGGCCGGGGCGCTGTCAAAGGGCTCCAGCTCGACATTCAGCCGGTCCTCTACCACCTGCTCCCTGACGAGCGTGATGGCCGCGTCGCCCTCGGTGCCTTCGCGCGTCTCGATCTCGATGTCGCGGAAATCCTCCACGGCGGTATCGCCGATGCGCAGGTCGGAAATGTCCAGCCGTCCATGGCCCCAGACGAACAGCCCGGTGATGTACTGGTCGTCCCCGATCACCTCAATGAAGGGCCGGGCCGCAAAGGTCGGCGCCATGCGGATGCGTCCCACGGGAAACGGGATCGCCACGCCCGGATCGAGGCGGTTTCTCCACCCGTCGACCTGGTAACTCTCCTCGGTGGCGGCGTCGGACTGGCGGCGGTCCTGCAGCGCGGGCACCAGCGAATTCGCCAGCGCCGCACCGGCCGCGGCCAGGCCCGCCCCGACCACGAGGGAGGTGCCGGCGTAAACGGCTTGCAGGGCACCGAGTGAATAGATGCCCGTGATGTTGATGAACTGGGCGGTCAGAAAGCTGGCGATGGCCCCGACGCCGGGAACGGTGGTGATAATCACGACGGCGTGCGGGCGCGGGCGAGTGTGTCTCCAGAGATGGCGCGGCACCACAGTGACCTCGCCGCCAGCACTGATTGCGACACGTAGACGGTCCAACACCTCGTCGGGCGCGCCGGGAAGGGCCTCCGCGACCATCTCGGCCAGGGTCATGCCGGGCCGCGAGACAGCCCGGCTCTGGCGCGGGCGGTCCGGCATCGCCGCGTCGGGCAGGATCAGCCGGTTCATGCCACGTCCTCGTGTCGCCATGTCGCGATGTGCCGCGTGGCCCACGGCCGGCGGTCGTGGCGTTCGATGCAGCTTTGAACGCGGTGCACGTGCAGCATCCAGGCGCCATCAAGGGCCAGGCCAACATGAGCACCCTCGCCGGCGACGCGGAAGACCAGCATGTCGAAGGGCTGCGGACGGCCGTTCACCGGCCGCCAAGGCCCTTCGTCCAGACGCTGCGCCATCTTCCTGGCCAGCTCCGCCCGCTCCGCGTCGCAGGTGTAGTCGCCGGCGTAGCTCGGAAGGTGGATGCCCCGCTGTTCGAGCAGCACGAGCCGCACCAGCCCCCAGCAGTCGCAGCCTTGTGCGTCGCGGCCATGCGGGGCCCGGGGGATCCCGACGTATGCAGAAACGTCGGTCATCGGTACAGGCCCGGAAAGTTGTACTGCGTGGTCCGAACGCTCGGGAAACGCTCGGACCAGACGGGCCGCGGCGTGAACAGGACCTCGACGGTCGGCGCCGCACCCAGGTCTGCCCCGGCGCTTTGGACGAGCGCATCCAGCAGCTGGTCCTCCGGGTCTTCGTCCAGTCGGTCCGCGTAGGTCAGTGCCATGTTGCAGGAGGCCGGGGTCGAGATGCTGCGCAGGGCCTCCAGCAGGTCGTTCGTCACCATGGAGAACACCAGGCGCGCCTGCGGCCCGTCGTCCTCGATGTCGCCCGGCCACTCCCAGTCCGCGGCCACGAAGACGAACGGCTCCGTCTCGGGATCCGCGCCACGCCAGGTGGATCGCGACCCGTAGAGCAACGGGTCGGTGCTGAGACGCTCCGTCATGTCCGTCGACAGCCGGATCGGCGCGTCGAGGTCGGCATGCGTCAGCTCGATCAGCACCAGAGGCACACCTGTCGGGTCGGAGCCGTCGAAACGCCGGCGTCCCGGCGCGGAGATGTGGCGGCGCGTCATGGCAGGATGACCAGCTGGAACTCGGCGGTCAGGGTCTGACCGCGCAGCTGCACCAACCGTGGCGGCGTGTCTCCCCAGGCGGTCAGCTGGAGGGCGCTGTAGAGCAGCGGGACGTCGTTCTCGTCAAGCAGAGGCGCGAAGTCCTCGTCGAGTATCTGCCAGCCGTCCGTCATCGGATCCGGGAACCAGAAATACCCCACGCCTTCGCTCAGCGCGTCGCGCCAGAACGCCTCCAGCACGCCGGCCTCCCCGCGCGTCAGGATCAGCCGCACGTCTATGATGCGCGGCACGAGGGTCTGGCGGCGCTCGTAGAGCGGCGGGCCCAGGTCGGTCGCGCGGCGCAAGCGCGTGTCCATGCGCACCTCGCCGTAGCCGCCGCGATGCAGCCGGGGCAGGGTGGCTGGCCAGGTCGGATAACTCATCGCAGCGGCCCCGTATCGCGGACGCCCCGGCGGGCGAGGAAACGGTGGGCGCCCCCGCCGCGCACGGCCATCGCATCGCCGACGGCATCGGCCAGCTCGAACACCGGGCTGCGGCTGCCGTCCGCGCCCATCCGGTCGGGCCGCCTGCGCACGTTCAGGCCGCCGCCTGTGGCGTCTTCCAGAACGACCGTCATCTGCGGTGCCGAGGCCGCGCCGGCCAGGGCCGCGCCGTTGGGCACGATCATGCCCGCCGCACGCGGCACGAACAGCTCCGGCCCCCGCTCACCCACGACATAGGCGCGGCTTCCCGAAACCGGCCCACCATCTGCTCGGAACCCGCCGAAAAGCCCCGACAGCAACCCGCCGCCACCGCCGCCGAAGAGACCGCCGCCGAAGAGGCCGCCCAGCGGACCTGTGCCCAGAACCAGCGCCTGAAGCCCCATGTCGACGAGCCGGTCGACGACCCGGGCCAGCGCCGCCTGCGCCTCTTCGCCGCCGCGGGTGATGCCGCGCAAGACGTCCATCGTGGCGCGGCCCGCCTCCTGCGAGAGGTCGGAGATGCGGGCCTGCAGCGCCTCCTCGCGCTGCAGCTCGGCGAGCTTGGCGCGCACGCCTTCGACCTGCGCGGTGGTCGCGCCTTCCAGGCGGCGGGCGTTGCGGATCAGCTCCTGCTCCACCGTGTCGGTCTCGCGCCGGAGCTGCACGGTGCGCGACCCGCCCGGCGGACGGCCATCGAGGTTGCCGAAGCCAAGGTTGGCAAAGCCTGTGCCGGGGAGCGGCGCACCGCTGCCCTCGATGCCAGGGAAAGAGAGCCCACCGCCGGACGGGGTGACGTCCGGCAGGCCGGCGGACTGGTTCAGAGCGGCGTTCAGGCGCTCGGCCTCCGAGGCGGCGATGCCGAAGCGGCGCGCCAGCAGGGCGGCCTGGCCGCTGAGCCCCGACAGGTCGGCGTTGTCGATGGCCGCGTTCAGCCGCAGCTGCGCCTCGAAGGCCGCGCGGATCTCCTCCTTGATCGCCTGGTGCCCGGGGATCGCGTCCAGCACGCTCTCCAGCGCGTCGCGCTCCGCCGCCTCTCGCGCGCGGGCGAATTCCGCGCTGTTCTGCCCGAACTCCGCCTGCACCTGCAGCAGCGCGTTCTCCTGCGACAGGCTGCCGAGGATCTCAGACAGGGCTTGCTGGCGCTGAAGGTAAAGTTGCGTCTGTTCGCGCCCGATCTCCATTACTCGGGAAAAACCAGCCTCGCGGGCCGCCAGGATAGCGTTGTTCAGCTCTTCGCCGGTCTGCAGATCGACCAACATGCCACGCTGCTCTGCCGCCTCGGCGGCCAGAGCTGCCGTCCGCTGTCGCGACAGCCTGAGTTCCCGACCTCTCGCATCGCCGCGCCGCTCCACCTCGTCGGCGATCTCGCGCTCGATGTCCCGGATCTCCCGGGCAAGGGCGAGTTCCTCCGGGCTGTCGAACCCGGCCACGAGGGCCTCGCGCTGCGCGCGCAACTCCTCGACCGTGTCCACCGCGCCCTGAAGCGCGTCGGTCAGATCGTCCGCGTCCTTCGTGCCTCGCGTCAGGTACTGCGTCAGCGCCGCGCCGGCGGCGATCACACCAATTGTCACCAGGTTGACCGGCGAGACCATCTGGCGGAAGGCCTGGCCGAGCGCCACCACCGCCTGGCGCGCGCCGCGATCACCGAAGATTTGCGCGATCTGCGTGCCCTGCTGGATGGCGAGCTGCAGCGGGCTCTGGCCGGCCGCCAGCTGGGTGCCGATGTCGTTGAGCTGGGCCGTCAGGTTGGCGATGGAGCCGCCCGACAGCTCGGCGCTGTCGCCCAGGTCATCGAACCCGGAGGAGAAGTCGTCGGCACCGCTGCTGGCCTCGTCGAGGGCCTCGCCGGCCGTGCGTGCCGCATCGGCCATGCGGTCGAGCGAGCCGGTCGCGCGGGTGCCGGCGCGGGTGACGTCTTCGGTGCTGCCGCGCATGGTGCGCAGCCGCTTGTTGACGGCATCGACCTGCTGGCTGGCCTGTCCGCCAGCAACGTCAATCCGCGCATGAAACCGCAACGTCATGTCAGGCTCCGTTCAGCGCAGACACCGCGCCCTGCTCGATGACCTGGACCTGTGTCCAGGTGTCCGGTGTGACCTCGATGCCCGCCAGCCGCAGCCCGGCCTCCGCGGCAGCGTAGTCGAGGCCGAGGATGGTCCGGCTGCCATCGCCGCGCGGCGCCCAGCGCCACTGCGTGCAGACGGCCAGGAAGGCCTGGAGCGCTGGCAGGTGTTCCGGCCAGATGCCGGTGTCCGCAGCCTCCTCCCGGCGCGGAAACTGCGCGGGGTCGATGCCGAAGGCGCGCAGATCCTCCGCGATCTCCTCGGCCGGGCCTTCGTCGCGCGTGAGCGTGCCGGCGGCCCATGCCCGGCCCGCCCATGTCAGTTTCCCTGGCGGGCGCCGACCAGGCCGAGCGTGAACTCGCGCAACAGCGCGGTGCGGATGTCGGAGTATTCCGTCATCTGCTCCAGCAGGTCGTGGGAATAGGTGACGGGCGCGCCGTCGGCGTCGACCACGTCCTCGATGTCGGCGATGGCGGCACGCAGCAGGGCGACCTGACCGCTCTTGTGGCCGGTCTCGAAGACGTCCAGTTCGCCGTCAGACAGGGCGTTGAACACCACCTTGAACGTCTGGTCGTCGCCGTCCGCATGCACGGTCACGGAGCGGCGGAAGCGGCGCTGGGATGCGATGCGCAGGGGCATGTGTCCTCCGGTGTCAGGTAAGAGTGATCGTCCACTGATCGTTGCCGGTCACCGGCAGCGGCACCATGCGCAGCGGCCACTCCATGATGCCCTGCGCCTCGGTCGGCGCGCCGGGCCGCTGCACCTGGGCGGCGGGCACGTTCAGCGTGGCGACGCGGCCAGCTCCGGTGCCGTGCACGAGGTTCAGCTCCACCTCCGTCTGGTCACGGGCCAGCGCGTAGGGGTCGAGCGTGGCCAGGGCGGTCGCCTCGATCTGCGCCTCCATGCTCTCCGCCCGGTCGACGATCATGATCTGCTCGGCGCCGATCAGGAACCGCCCCTCGACCTGGTTGCCGAGATCGAGTGTCAGAGATCGCAACACGTGATCGGTCCCCGCGATGGTGAAGGTCGGCGTGTTGGTGTCGCTGGCGACGCGCGGCTTCTGCCAGGCGGTCAGGTCAACCGTCGGCAGGGTGTCGTCCGTCGGCTTCGTCCAGAGCCCGGTGAAGGTGAACCTCATCGTCGGGATGCCGGAGGCGGCCACCGTGACCACGGCGGTGCCGCGCGCGCCGGTGAGCGCGTGCAGCTGCCCGTCGATGTTGAAGTGGATGGTGACGCTTTCGTGGTTTTCCGAAATCGGCGCATAGGCGACCGAGGTGTCCGCCACGATGGTCTCGCCCACTGCACAGGCGCGCATCAGCGGCGCCCAGGCCGGCGCCACGCCCGCGGTGCCGGAGGGTTCCAGCTCCACCTCGAAGCTGATCACCATGTGCAGGTCGTAGGGAATGGTCGCGTTTGCGCCGAGGTACAGCTGGTCGTGGCCGCGGTCGGCGTCGGCGCCCTCCATCGGGCTGATCTCGATGTCGTTGGCGAGCACGGCATCAGCCAGGCCGGTGGGCACGGCATCGGTGCCGTAGGTGCCCTCGATTTTCGCCAGGAGCATTTTGCGGCGGAAGCGCAGAGCCATGTCTCAGATCCTCAGTTGGTCCGCGATGCGGAAATCGGTGATGAAGGACAGCAACCCGCGGTCACCCGGGATCGGGCGCTCGGATTGCAGCTCGAAGACGCCGACCGTGTCGCCGGGCGCCCATCCGCAGAGCGCGGCGGTGATGTCGTCCAGGAAGGCGTCGACCCGGGTCAGCGCCCCCCGGCCCAGCGCATCGGTGCTCTGCAGCATGGTCACGACCGAGACGCCGACGCGGATGTTCTGGACGAAGCGCCCGGCCGAGGCCGCGGCATCGAGGCCGGCGCGCCCGGACGGCAGGACGAAGGCATTGACCCCGCCGGTCGGGTGGCGGCCCGAGGCCCGCAGGCGCGTGAAATCCTCGGCCAGCGCGACCCGGCCGTAGAGCGCGGGCACCTCTGCCTCCAGCCTGGTCTTGACCTCCGCGAGCATCAGATGAACCCGTCCATCTTGTCGTCGGTAAAGTCGCGGTTGCGGTCGGTGTAGCGTGCGCCCTGGCCGCCGGTGGTTTCGGGCTCCGCGCCCGCCGCATCGAGCTGCAGCTGGCCGCGCGCGATCTTGTCCAGGTCCGCGAGAGCCTGCTGGTAGTCGCGCACGATCTTGTCGGACGGCTCATAGACGTGCAGCTTGTAGATCGCCATCGCCCGCGCGATGTCGCCCAGCGGCGCCGGGACGCCATCCAGGGGCAGCGCGTAGCGCGGACGGATCGCTGCGTCGATGCGCGCGTCGGTGTCGGCGATGGCCTGCGTCACCGTGGCGGCATCGATGGTTCCGGTGGCCACGGAGCCGCGGTCGGTGAGGTTCACCAGCATCTCGGCGCCGTAGCGGTCGATCAGCTCTGCCTGCGTCGTGTAGGCCATGTCACCTATCCGGGATCAGAAAAGCCAGCCAGGCCGAAAGCCTGGCTGGAAGTTGTCCCCGGCGAGACGACAGGAGCGCCGGGGATGAGACACCCTAGCTGTCGGGCGCCGGGCGCACGGCGACGGCGAGGCGCGGCTCCGCCTTGAGGCGCGCGAGATCCTGCTCGCTGATCTCCTCCAGCGGGATGGCCACCGGGGTAGCGCCGAAGTGGCGGCCGCAGCGCCAGAAGCCGGCGGCGGGGCCGATGACCTCCACCACCTGGCCGCTGGCGGGCTTCTTCGCCTGCCCGGCGGGTTTCTTCGCCGCCCGCGCCATCAGACGAGCCACGGCACGACGAGCAGCGCCGCGGTGCCGCGCCAGACGTTGGTGGCGCCGGCGGCGTCGCGCTCGGCATTGAGGATCTCCAGGGCTGCACCCTCCAGGCTCGGGGGCACCACCATGAGGTTCGGCCGCACGCCCAGGACGCGGTCTCCGTCGCCTTTCATGGACATCAGCGCGCTGCGCGCGGCTTCGTAGTTGGCGGCGTTCAGCGTCTGCCGGGAGCCCCAGCAGAGCTGCGGGAAGCCGTAGCCGACGTTGCCGCGCCAGTCGCAGCCGTAGACCAGCGCGTTGCGCTCGAAGACGTTGTCGTCCTGATCACGGTCCTTCGAGGTGAAGGTGATCGGCTTGCGCTGCTGCAGGATGATCGGGCGGACAGCCCGGCTCGTGTCCATGAGGAACCAGGGCGTCCCGGCCCCGCCGTCGGTGTTGGCGAAGGTCGTGGTCGCCCCGTTCCCGTCGATCCGCGGGTGATCGGTGTCGAAGAAATACTGACCGTCCCAGCATTCCGTGTCGAAACCGGAATTGAGCAGGTCGAAGACCAGCGTCTCCGGAAGTTCCGCTGCCGCCTCGGCCACGTGCTGCACCGCCAGGGCGTACTGGCCGAGGTTGTCGTCCTCGATGTCGTTGCGGTTGACGGCGATGGTCTTCTCGAAGTGCCGGTTCACGATGGTGTAACCGGCCTCCGCGATGCCATCGATCTGGCGAGGCCCGATCCACTCGCGCATGCCCGACAGCTGGCGCAGCCAGCCATACGTGTTCTGCGCGGTACTGGAGGTAATGGTCGTCGCGACACGATCCCGTTGCGACGGCGCGCTTTCCAGCGCGGTGCGGAACTGGGTCTGGAAGCCGGAGCGCAGACCCTGCAGCGTTGCGGAATTGATGACAGGCATGTCTGTCCCTCCTGTTAGACGCCGGCCGCGACGGCGGCGCGCGTCAGCATTTCGTCGAAACGGACCCAGACGCCGACGGCATCGACGCCGACGATCAGCCCGGCGGCCGAGCGGGTGGAGGTGCCATTGGTCAGCGCGACCGTCTGGTCGTCCACGATGTAGCAGAGCTTGCCGATGTCATCCGCCGCGATCAGGTCGGCCGCGGCGCTGTTCTCCATACGGGCGATCCCCGGGATGACCACCACGGTCGCATCGCCGGCGGCCCCGCCGGCGTTGTCGGCTTCGCGTTCGGCGATGCCGACGCCAACCAGGCCAGTGGCCGTACCGCCCTCGATCAGGTCGCCCGCGGCGTTCCGGGCGACCAGGGCGCCCGCGTAGATGGTCGTGTCGGCCGCCACCGGACCGCTGACGAGGGAGTCGTCCAGGCGGGGCGTGTTGCGGCCAGCGGTCAGGGCTGCCATGTCAGAATTCCTCCTTGAGGGCATCGAGCATCGCGGCGCGCTGATCGGCCGTCAGGCCCAGCTGGTCCGCGATGGCGGTCTGTTCGTCGGTCAGCGCGGTCACGGCGCCACCGCCTGCGGGCGGTGTGGTCCGTGCGTGCGTTTCCTGCAGCGCCGGCAGCTGCGCCACCATGCGCGCGGCGCGGTCGGGGCTCTCGGCGTGCAGCGCGATGATGTCGGCGCGGATCTCCGGCCCGATGCCGGCGCCCTCGGCGATCTTGGCATCGACCCAGCGCTCCGAGGTCAGCTCGGCGATCTGCGCCTGCAGCTGGGTGACGGACGGGGCGGCCTGCGCCGCCGCCTTCGCGGACTTGGCCAGCACCACCAGCTCCGCCTCGCTGGCGCCGGGCTCGGCGCCCAGAGCGGCGCAGAGCGCGGTCATCTCGACCGGCTCGCTGGCCTCCATCATCTTGGCGATGGCGGCCAGGATGGCATCTTCCGACGCATCCTCGGCCAGACCCAGCGCCTTGGCGATCTTGCCATATTCCATTTTGGGCTCCTCTTTCGTCAGGGAGGTGATCAGGCCGCGCAGGGCCGGGTTGTTGGTCACGGAGACGTGCCAGATGTGCGTGACGCTGCCGTCTTCGGACAGCAGGACGGGCGACACGGCGCGATAGGCGCGGTCGGCCATCAGCCGCGCGCCCTCGGAGGACCAGGCCACGCGGCCCCATATGCCATCCTCGCGCGCCTCCATCTCGGTGACTTCGCCGATGGCCGGGGCGGGCTCGCCCTTCATGCCGGCGCGCAGGGTCGAATGATTGATGTCGATGAACAGACGCGGGCCGTCTTGGGCGAAGCTCGCCGCGATCAGCGCCTGCGCGTCATCGTAGCTCAGCGGCCCACCCTTGCGGTCGTGCGCAAAGGCCACGCCCGGCGGCGGCAACAGGTGCAGCCACTCCGGCGCCTCCGCCCCGGAGGGCAGCTGCGTGGCGTCGAGGGCGATGGCGGGCGCGTTGGGCATGCCATTTGAATGCCCGTTGAAGACCCCGCGCAACACCCTAAAGGGTGTGCCTTTGCTAGAGCCCGAGGGCCTCCGCCACGATATCAAGGATGGCGGCCTCGTCCTCCGGGCCGACGCCCAGGAACGGGCGCGGCGGGATGTCGCCCCAGGGGATCGGCGAGCCGCGCGAGGTGCTGCCGAACTGGCCGCGTGTCGCACCCATCTGCATGACCGCGGCGTAGATCATGTTGGAGCCCCAGGTGATCGCATCGCCCTCGACCTCGTAGGAGATCGTGGTCGAGAGGCTCCGCGACGGGCCGATCAGCGGCCCTGGGCCGGGCGTGTCGCCGCGGGCGCGGTAGGCATCGAGCGTCGCCTGCGACCGTGAGGCCCAGGGCGTGCCGTCCGGGGCCTGACCCTGGACGAAGCCCTCATTGGTCGCGCGCACCAGATATTCCCCGATGTCGCGCAGCAGCGGATCGAGATCGTCCAGCGCGTCCGCGGCGCGCGTCAGCGCGGCGGTGATCTCGTCCGTGGTGACCTGGACCGTGATCATGCCTCCGGCTCCTCCGGCAGGGGCGGCTCCGGCGGCGGCCTGTCCGCCGAGAAGGCACGCGCCAGCGGATCCGGCAGTCTGGCCGCCTTGTCGTCGCGCAGCCGGGCGATCTCCTCCACCGCGCTGCGGCCCGGCGCATAGCCCCAGCCCTGGCCTATCCCGGTTGGCTCGCCGGTCCTCGGGTCCACCGCCTGCCAGTTGTCGGGCAGCTCCTTCGTGGGGTCGCCGCCCAGGCGGCGCACTCCCCGGGCCGAGCGGGTGCCTGAGACGTAACAGCTGCAGCCCCAGCCGTTGGGCGGGTAGTGCTGCTGCCAGAACGGGTGATCCGGCGGCAGCGCGACGCCGTCCCAGGACAGGTGATGCAGCCGCGGCTCCGCGCTGCCGCCGTGGAAATAGACCCAGAAGGCGAAGTTGCCCTCGGTCAGCTGCACATGGCGCCCGGCCATGTAGCTGGTGCGCATGTTGGTGCGATAGATCACGCGGGTGCGCCAGGCCTCGCCGGCCTTGGTGCCTTCGCCGGTCCAGCCGTGCCAGCCGCGCTCCTCGACGATGTCGCGGAACCGCGACCGGAAGGTCTCCAGGCTGGTGCCGTCAGAGATGGCCTGGTCGACCGCCTCGCCCAGATCGGCCAGCAGGTCCGCCTTGGTCGCGCCGGCGACGGTGAAGGCGCGGTCGTGCGCGGCCTTCCAG